GTCGACAGACGCGAACGCCTGGACGGTGTAGGAATTGGCCTCCGCCACCGTGGCCGCAGTCGTGGGCCCGGTGGCGGAGACGCCAGTGGCAATGCTGATCGCGGCCACAGGTCAGCTCCCCGCGAAGTCGGAGGCCATCATCTTGTACACGCCCTGGACGTGGGAGTCGTCCTCGTTGGACAGGGGTCCGCTGCGGTACGGGGTGGCGCTTATGGCAGCGTCAAGGCTGTCGTCCTCGTCGCTGTTGCTCAGGTTCCTGTTGCCACCGACACCCGTGGCCACGGGCGCGGCCATCGTCGGCTCGTCGGTCCCGGGCTGAAGCCCGCCGTTGCCTGCCATCACTTGCCCTTGCCCTTCACGTTCTTCAGGTTCGGGTTGGCCTTCTTTGCGGCGGGGGACGCCTTGCGGGCGGCCGAGGCCAGGATCGCACCGGCGCGGTCCTTGGACACGCCTTCCTTCTTTGCGATCTGAGCCTGAGCCGCCTTGAAGCCCATGCCCTTCTTTGCTGCTGCCATGATTCCTCCTCCTACGAAAGCCCGATCCACCAGGTCGTTCCCTGGATGGTGCGGGACGACATGGTGACGGAACCGGGCAGAGAGGTCAGGCCGGACCCGGAGGTGGCCCACCTCGCGTTGGTGGCGGTGAACCCCAGGTTCACCACGTTCGCCAGGGCCGACAGCGACAGACCGCGCAGGACCGTGGGGCCGGTCGTCCCGTTGGTCAGCAGTGCCGTGTAGTACGTGCCCGCAGTCAGGGATTGCGCCGCTGTCAGCGGCATGGTGATCAGGCCCGTGCCGCCCCAGGCGGACGTCTGGTCCGCCGTCTGCGCGAGCAGCGTGCCGCTGGAGTTGTACAGCCCGGCGAAGTTCTGGCCCGCCGTGAGCGTGGCACCGGCCACGCTGATCCCGATCAGGATGTTCGTGACCGTGGCGGAGGCGGGTAGGTCGAACCTCTGCATGTGCACATTGCCGGTTGGCAGGGCCGTACCGGCGGAGCCGAAGACCGGGTCATACGTCCAGGAGACGATGCCCGCCTTCGCGGGCGTGGTGGCCGGGACGGCCTCCAGTGTCGTCACCCGGCCCGACACCGAGGTGATGCTGCTGGAGTTCGTGGCGATGCTGGCGCCGTTGGTGGTGATCTGCCCCTGGAGATCGTCCAGCGCAGCATTGAGCGACACGTCCCAGTTCGTGTCGCCCTTGTTGGGCTTGGAGACCATCAGATCCCTCCGGTGCCGTAGGTGCCCTGGCCGTAACGACCCCAGCCGTAGCCGGTGATGAGGGCAAAGAAGTTCGCGCTGGACACGCCGATACCCCCGGCGATGAGAGCGGCCTTGGTGGCGTCGTCCACGACGTACTCATGGCCGCCCATGTACATGCCGGGGGCGGAGGCTGCGATCTCGTCCTGGGTAGGGAAACGGACCGCCCGGTAAGTACCGGGCGGTCCTTCCAGGATCGTGACGCCCCGGTCCAGCTTGACGCGCCGGAAGAGAGGGTCCAGTCCAGCCGGACCCTCAGCTACCGTCGGCGTCTTGAAGAGCCAGGTGGCCACGATCAACCACCATCAGTTGTAGTCGATCGAGCTGGTCGAGTCGACGCGGATCAGAGCCTCTTCGCGGTAGCGAGCCCAACCGGCGACGCCGTACCAGCCCAGGGGGCGGTAGCGCATCAGCTTGTCGGTGATGGGACCGGCCACCGTGTGGAACTCGTCCGCCACGGCCTCCGCCAGAGCCTGCTGGCCTGCGTAGTAGGTACGGAAGCGGCGCACCGTGTTGTTCGACGTGCCCGCGTCGACCTGGTTGAAGCAGCGAGGCGACTCCACGTAGAACGCGCCCTCGTACGCACCGATCTCACCAGCCCAGATGTTGCCTGCGGCCGAGTAGTTGTGCGGGTCACGCCACGCGGCAGCGCCGGTCTCGGAGCGGAGGTCGTAGGAAACCTCGGGGTGGATGGCGCACCAGTACAGCGAGCCCTTGCGGGGCACGGCCTTGTTGGTGCGCAGCTTGACGACCGCGAGACGGGCCAGGGTCGACTTGTACGCGTCGGTCGACGCGCCACCGCCCACCATCGCCGTGGCGTCGGTCGGAATCGAGCCAGAGGTCGAGTTGGTGACGTACGTGACGGCACCGTTCTTGATCTGGATCAGGTTCGAGCCCTGACGCAGGGTCGTCTGGACGACCGAGTCCACGGAGTCCGCCGCGTTGAACGCGACGATGTTCGCGATGGCCGGGTCCACGTCCGTCAGCGAGAACAGGTACAGCTTGCGAGTGCGGAGCACCGGGTTGCCGTATTCGTTCAGGGTGATGGTGACCGTGGTGGGGTTGCCCATGGCCACGGAGTCGGGGTCCGTGTTTTCTGTCAGCGGCGTGGTCGCCACTGCCAGGTCGGTGTAGCGCTCCAGAACGATGGAGCCGCCGGGAGCGGTCTGCTGCGCCGGGCGCTTGTCAGCGACCTGCCGGAACAGGGGCTGCGCACGCAGCGCAAACTCGAAGAACTTGTCGTACGCCGTCTGTACGGCGTTGGACATGGCACTGGTGTCGGTATACGCGTTCGCCATGACCTATCACCACCTCATCTTTGCCCGTTACGGATGAGGCCACATGCGTGCGATACGGGTCGAACATCAGTCATCACCCATTGAAGTGGTAGGGATTTCCCTGTCCATTCAGAAACTGCATCAACGCCTGCGGGTCCTGAGCGTTACGGATCGCTGCCATCTGATCCTGCTCGGTGCCCTGCGGTGGCGCTGCCTGGGTGCCTATCTGCTGCATCGCCTGCATCGCTGCCTGGCCTTCAGCCGGAACGGTCGATGCCGGTGGCTGCCCCTGCCCCTGGTTACCGCCCTGAGACCCTTCCGAGCCGGGCTGCTTCGCCAGGAGTGGGCCGACACTCGTCAACCACTCGTCCAGCTTGTCGGGCTCCCCTCCGTACAGTGCTGCCACTGCCGGGTCGTAGCCCTTGGCCTGGAGCTGCGAGGTGATCTTTGCCGACTGGTTCTCCTTGAGGAGCGCTGCGAGTTGCTGCTGCAACTGCTTGTTCTGCTCCTCCACGCGATTCAGATGGTCGCGAAGCGGGTTCTTAGGCTGCTGCTGCTGAACCGGCTGCTGGCCATCTCCGTAACCGCCGTCCCCGGAGTTGCCGTAGATGTCGTTGTCACCGTCGTAGTACCCCATGCCACCGCTCATGTTGAGCTTCTCCCTCGTTGGCCAGGCCGCCCCGGGGAGGGCGGTCGCTCCGTGTCCTGGGCTTTGAATCGAAGGGGCCAGGCGATCCTTCGCATGGAATGTACCCCATTGCAAACCAAAGGGACCACGCTATCCCCCGAAGCGTGGTCCCAAGTGATGAGCCAGAGATCAGAATCGGCTCGGGTGTCCTTGTTTCCAGTAAGAAGTAACCCGTGCCTGCGCACCTGGCTCAAGCTGTGCTGCCTCGCCCCTGGGGGAGCGAGGTAGCTGTCCATCAAGGTACACCGGCCCTTGCGTGGACCGCACTTACGTTGCGGCGTAGCCCGGCCCCAGGCCCTGCGAACTGGCCCCGCCCGTGCCCGAGAACAGAGCCCGCTCCTGCGAGGCCAGACGCTTGCGCTTGGTGTCCCCGGTGCTCGACGTGAAGCCACCCACCAGGTCCTGCTCCAGCTCGTGCTGGTCGATGGTCTCCCCGTACCGGGCAGCAATGGCCTGGATGTTGGGCAGTGCTTCGGCCACGGCCTGGAATCCGGAGGACACCGCACCGAGGTTCAGACCGGCGGTGACGAAGTCCTCCAGGTCCCCCTTGTCCAGGGTCAGTCCGCGCTTGAGCGCTTCGGCTCCGAACTGCGCTGCCTGCGCCTGCTTCTGGAGCAGGGGCAGCGCCTTGGACTGGTCCAGGAAGTAGGCAGTGATGTACGACTTGTCGACCCCGTACATCTGCTGGAGCGCGTTCGTCACCCAGGCGGGGGCCTGGGTGGTGTTGCCCACCGCGAGGTCGACCCTGCCCTTGATCTCCGTGGGCGAGGTGTCGTTCGAGATGAACTGCCGAAAGTCGGCCACGTTGTCATAGAAGCCCTTGGGCAGTCCGGCGTCCTGCATGATCTGCCGGTAGGACTGCTCCGTGGCCAGGTACTCCGCCGGGGACAGCACCGGCAGACCCTTCTTGATCCGGTCCTGGTTCGCGGCGAACCGTTCCTTGTACTCCGGGGTGTCCTGGAGCAACAGGGAGATGGTGTCCGCCCCGTAGCCCTGCTTCGCGTACTCGTAGATCTTCGGAGCCAGGGAGCCCAGACCGTACCCGTTGAACAGAGACTTCAGCGCCGCGTACGCGTCGCGGTTGGCGCCGGTCAGCAGCTTGTCGTACTGCCCGGTCGCCTCGTACACCTTGTTCTGGAGCGGGACCTGCGCGGTGATGGATGCCTGCCGCGCCTTGGTCTGCGCGGCGATGTACTTCTCCTGGAACTGGATCTGCGCCCGGATCTTCGCCTGCGCCGCAACGCCCTTGGTGGAGTTGAGCTGCTTGAGCAGCGCCTGTCGCTTCTTTGTCGCGGTCGCGATGTTCAGCGAGTCGGCACGGCCCTTGCCCTGCTCCTTTTTCAGGGCGGCGTTCGCCGCATCGATGTCCGCCTGGCTTCCGCCGGTCGGCCCCGGGAGGTCGAGCTGGTCCGCGAACGACCCCGGGACGTACTGGCCGGTGGCCGGGTCAATGTATCCGTCTGCCACGGCTCCTCCTAGAAGGCCAGGCCGAAGTCCTTGGCCACCTGGTGGGCGACACCGAACATCGACTCTCGGGCGTTGTTGGTCTGCTTCCATAGTGGATCACTACGGAGGTCGTTCTCGAACTGCCACAGCGGGTACTGCGTACCCGGCTGCATCCCCGCAGCCTGCTTCGAGGTCATCGCCTTGTTGACGTACTTGTTCGTCAGGTCGATGGATGTCTGCGGGAGTTCCAGGATCTGCGAGACGGCGTTGATGTACGGCTGCGCCAGATCCATGGCGTTCTGCCCGGCGTGGATCTGGTTGGAGAAGGCGCTGTACTTCGCTGCGGCCTGGTTGCGGATCTGCCCCTCGAAGTCTTCGAGGGTGGACTTGCCGGACACGATGGACCGCACGTTCTTCAGGTACCAGTCCTTCGAGAACGACATGCCGTTCTGGTAGGCCAGCGTGAAGAGCTGGTCGTAGTTCTCCCCGGCTTCGCCGTACATCGAGTCGCCGTGCATCCCCACGGACTGGCCCAGGTACGACTTGATCTGGGCATCGCTCCAGCCATCCCGCATCTTGTGCGTGATGGCGGAGGACAGCAGTCCGGAGGACTGGCCCTTGCCGTTGATCTGGTTGCCCAGGCCCACCTGGACAGCGAGCTGGTTGATGCTGAACTGGTTCTGCTTCCACTTCTGCGCGTACGTGGCCGGGTCCTCGTAGCGCAGCAGGAAGTACTTCCGCTGCGCGTCGGAGGTGGTCTTCCACCAGTGGGTGTTCTTCAGGTACGCGTTGAAGAGGGTGCCGTCCCAGCCCTCCTTGATCGCCCGCTGGACCAGTTTCTTGATGTCGCTGTTGTGCTTGAGGACGTCCGTGGTCAGCCCGAACCTGGCCGCCATGTCCGTCAGGGACAGGTTCGCTGACACGGTTCCCACTCCTCCGCCGCTGCCCCCGGTGATGAGGGCGCCGCTGCTGCCGCCGTAGTACTGCTTGTACGCCCCGTTGTGGTACGTGGACCAGGCGTTCCAGTTCGTTCCGCCGTGGCTGATCCGGTAGGCGGCCTTGGCGTTGGCCAGGGCGTTGAACGCCTGCGCGTCGGACACCTCGGGGTGGTAGTAGCTGTTGATCTGGAACAGGCCACGGTCCACGCCGTGGCTGTTGCCGACCGAGTTCGTCGCGTTGGCTCGCCCACCGGACTCGGCCATGCAGATGGCGTACGCCATCGCCAGGCCGTTCCCCTTGAATCCTGCCTGGCGCAGGATGTCCATGAGCGAGGTCGACATGTCAGGCGAGTCCCATGTTCTGGAGCACCTGGTGCCCGATGGAGAAGACGGTGTTCTGTGCGTTCGCTGTGCGACGCCAGTCCGGCGTGTCGCGCAGCGCGTTCTCGAAGTCCGTCAGGGACATGGGCTGCGGCTTCCCGTCCGGGCCCATCCGGTTCAGCGCTGCCTTAATCTTCGGGTTGAACATGTCGACGTCGGACTCGGGCAGTTCGAGCACCTTGGCCATGGACTGCACGTAGGGGGAGGCGATGTCCTTCATGGTCACGCCCGCTGCGATCTGGTCGGCGTAGGCGGGGTAGGCCCCCATGGCGATGCCCCGGATGTTCGCGGCTTCCTTCTCCATGTTGGACACGCCCTTGACCACGTACGCGGCCTGCGTCTTGAGCTGGTTGTCCGTGACGTTCACGCCGTTGTCGTAGGCCAGGGTGCGCAGTTGCTGGAAAGCCTGTCCGGCCTGGCCGCCCAGGACGTGCTTG